CACGCAAGTGGTATCGATGGTGACGGAGGAGCTTATGATACTCCAACTAAATGCGAAGAATATGTAGATAGTGCCGTTGCTCTTTTAGATGATCTTTCCCGTTCTTATGAATATAATATTCCTGGAGAATCTTATGAGTCTGCAATATCTGACGGACTGATTTATAAAGTTTATATCAATGATGATACTGGATTTATTGATTCTTACGCATACTCAATTGATGCTAATGGTAAAACAGGAACTGGAGCTATACTTACACCTTACTATGATGACGGAGTTTCAGATGTTACAATGACTTCTGGTGGAACTAAATATTCCACTAATACTAAAGCAAGAATATTTGACTTAGGTGCTGTAGATCAAACCGGTTCAGTCGAAACAAAAGCTACGGCTACTTTTACTCTTAAAGATGGTATGATAAGAGATGTTGGCTTTACTGATTACGGAGCAGGTTATACTGGATATTGGGAAGTAGATGTCGCCGCTGAAGTTGGTGGTGACGGACACGTTCATAAAGTTCATTTAACTCAAACAGAAGTAAATACAATTATGGGTGGTGGAACTGTTGTTTCAACAACGGTTGATGCTGGTCATACACACGATCAAACTGTTGGTTGGAATGCTTTCAATCAATCTTTTGAATTTATTTCTACCACAGGTGCTCACGTTCATCCATTAGAAGTTACCACTCACGTAGTTAATCCCACTTTATCAATTAGTGTTGCTACTACAACCGGAGGTCTAGCCGAAGGAACAGTTTATCTTAAAGAAGATGATTCTATAGATTATGTAGTAATGACAAATGGCGGAGCCGATTATGATGCCGCTGATACACTTACTATTAGTGGAGGAACTCCTTCAACTCCTGCAGTCTGTACGTTCACACTTGCAAACGGTGGAATTGCAGGCTTTTCAATGGTAGCTCAAGGAACTGGATATACCGATTCAACCGCAAAAACAGTTGCAGTTAATATTCAAAACGATGCGTTTTCGCCAAGTGTAATTACAGCAAATGTTGGTGATACAGTAACTTTTACAAATTTAGATATTCAACCACATACAGTTACACATTCGGGTGGAATGTTTGATTCATTAGATATTCCTCAGAATGCTGTATTCACATACGTTGTTACTAAAGCCACAGAATTAACTGACAAGTACGAACTTTACGATACAAATAATACACAAATTACCGCAACTCTTTGGGTTCGTGATAATCCTTGCTACATTGATATGGTTACCTCTACTGGAGGTGGACTTTATGGAAAAGCTACTGTTAATGTTAGTGGAAACGTTACGAATATTGCTGTAGAGAGACCCGGAGAAGGTTATCAAAATACTGATGTAGCTAAAGTAATTGATATATCTGGCGCTGGAGAAGGTGCTTATGCTACTGTGGAGACAGATAGAAGTGTAGGATCAGTTGTTATTACTAACGGTGGATCTGGATATCACGCTGAAACAGAAGTTTTTGCATATGATCCTACTGGATTTGATGATGGTGCTGGTAATATTGTTTATGGTTCAGGAGCAATTCTGAAACCTACAATTAATACAGAATATGCGGCAGCCTATTGTGCAGATCCTCAGTATACAGATCAAGGTGCTTGTGAAACCGCTTTAAATGTTTGGTATCCTGCAGTTGAACTTGGACAAATTACAGATATAAAAGTACAAGCTGGAGGAACAGGCTATAAAGATATCGAATTCATAGTTAATGATGTGACAGAATCTGGATCAGGATGTATTTTAGCTCCAGATCAAAACAATGTAGTTTCGGCAGTCAACTTTACTTCACGAGGCGGACAAGGAACTGCTGGAGGAAACGCATATGTTGAACCATTCATAATCATTCAAGATGCAGGCGGAACTGTTGGAACTGATGATTGGTCAGTCGGAAATGGATTTGCTGGTACCGTTGTACTAAATAATGGTATAGGAGCAGTATCGATTGTTGATGACTGGGCAGATTATGTAGATGGAGAACAAAGGGTTGTTATTGTTGATGCTCACGCCGAACCAACCGGATTCGGAGCCACGGGTACTGCTACTGTAGGAGTATCTGGAAACGTAGAATCAGTTTCAGTAACTAATGCCGGTTCAGCATACAAGACACCAGTCGTAATGGTTGCTGGTCCAGTTAGTATGACTGCCCATATGTCTTCTATTAATAATGTTAATACTAATTTAGCATTATATGGACCTGAAGGAAATGCGAATGATTCACCATTCTCAAATAATAATACTGCTAATACTAACAAGAAGAATGGAATAATGATTCAATTTGAAAATCCAAACGGACATACATTGAACGATAATTGGGTATTCAAAACGCAATCTTGGAAATTGGGTACTCCTGCAAGTATACTATATACTTCTAGTAGATACGATGGTAACCTTGAAAATATGCGAGGAATTATAACTCTTAAAGATGTTTGGGAAACATAATATAAAGAGTTCATATAAATAGTAATATAAATAGAAATGAATATTAAAGAACATTTGGAGAAAAAAGTCTAATGGATATTTTAACACTAGGAAAAATGAACGCTATGGCGCGGGATGTTGACGTAACGTTGGAATATCTAGCCAATGCAACCTTCCAAGCCCTAAAAGATGTTTGCGATGTGCAATCCGGAATGGAATCAAATTTAAATACCATCGCCCAAAATAACATTGATGAAGTAAATGCCGCTGGACCAAATCGTGGAATACAGACAAGAGAATATTTCAACGATTGTGCCCGAGGCTGTCATTGTATGGTAGGATGTTCAGATACCTTTACTGTTCCTCCCGGAACAAAAACTATTATGTTTGAAGCCTGGGGTGGCGGTGGAGCCGGTGCAGGACATTGTTGTCAAGGTTGCTGGTGTGATGTGGCATCTTGTGGATCAAATGGCGGATTTTATGGAAGAAAGACTATCTGTGCAGAAGCAGGGCATTTCGACGGTGTTAACGGAGGAGATGTTTATACGATTTGTGTAGGAGATGGAGGTAATGGTGGAAGTCATTGTTGGACTGCTTGTTGCGATGCTCCTCGAGGTTGTGCTTCATATGTAACTGGACCAGGACTTACAAACTTTTGTGCTGTAGGTGGACGAGGTGGATATAATCTTTATTGTACTTGTCAATGTAATATGAGTCATTGTTGGGCTGAAGCCGCACATTGTAACGGAATGATAATGTGTGCTCCAGTTGGTTGTAATCAAGCAACAAATATGGATTCAACAGGAACAGGAGCAGTTAACGGTCAAATGTTTGAAAAAGAACAATTGAGTGCTGGACATTGTGATTGTGGCGGAAGATTTACAAGAACAGGTCAATCAGATGGTTTAACAAATTCAATAATGCAACACATTGGACACTCAATGTCTTATTGTGGATGCGAAACACCTTGCTATAGCTTCCGACACGCAGGTGGTGGAATGAACACTATGAAAGCATACTGCGGAAATCCACTAGAAAATTGTCTAGGTTCTCCTGGAAGACCAGGCTTAGTTAGAGTAACATACGCATAAGGATAATAGTAAAATGAGCGACACTTGGCAAGAAACTGTAGATGTAGATTATCAATATGATTGTCCCTCGGAGAATTATCTTGATGGTCCGGCGTCTGAAAGTATAACAGAAAATTACAACGGACCAGCCAGGTTGGTTGCTCTTGTTGATAAAGAAACTAAATTAGTTGAAGTAACATTACGAGAATGGGAAGCATATGATGGTCGCCCAGACAGAATAAATTGCGATAACGTAGTTATTGACTGTTCAGCAAACGCTTTAGTATGCGAAGTTCTTTCTGATTATCATAATAATCATTTAGACTCATCCGAAGTGCATCCCGCAGAATCTAGAACAATGAAATCGATTCCAACTCCTGACGGTTACGAAGAATTTACTTGGTTCTATCCAATTCATCCAGACGAATTATACGATTCAAACAGAACTACATATGAAGATGGTGAATGGAAGTTATATAAGAATACAAATCAAGATATTTTAGGACAGGGAGAACCTGCAAGTTGGGACGAAATACGACAAATGCGGAATGGAATGTTGTGGATGACAGATTCGACCGCAAATGCAGCCGATGCTCCCGCAGACCTTAAAGCAGGAGTAACTGAACTAAGGCAAAAATTACGGGACTTGCCTGAGGCATTAAAGGATATAGACGATATCTTTGTTCCTTCATCGTTCCCATCAACTAAAATTTTGGAGCAAAAGTAATGGATATATTAACGCTAGGAAAAATGAATGCGATGGCCCGGAACACGGACCAGGCTCTCGAATTAATGTCCAATCATCTATATGAAACGCAACAAGAAATATGTGCTTTTCAAGCATCTAATGTAGATAGTATTAACTCCGCTGTAGCTACAGGATTGGCACAACTAAGCCAAAACGTTGCAGTTACAATGTCTACGGATCAAAAACATTTTTACATTTATAATACTTCTCACTGGTCAGCATATAATGGTGGATGTTGTTTAGAATGGACAGTTCCTGAAGGAACATCAATTATTACTTTTGAGATTCTTTCTGGAGGTGGACCAGGGGGTTCAGCTGGATACGATTATGATATCGGACACGGTGGAGCCGGTGGAAACTATAACGAAAAAACTATATGTTTAGCAGGTGGACATTTTCAATCGTCTGCTGGAAACGAATCAGTCTATACATTATGTGCAGGCGGAACATCAGGATGTTCTTGCTGTACAACTTGTAACCGAGCGTGTAGACACGGATGTACTTCATATGTAACAGGAGATGGATTATCCAACTTCTGTGCAATTGGCGGACACGGTGGATCAACATCTTGGGACGTACAATCATCTTGTTATAACTGCCATATCGGTGGAGTACAATGTGATAGAGGTAACTACAACGCAGGTTGGGTAACACATAACTGTAACGAAGCCGCTTATGGTGGTGATATGTGTTTCAGAGGTATTGCCGCTGGTATGCACAAAGGGTACAGTTGTTGTAATGAAATCTTAAACGGTCAAGGAAGTCCTGCGGGACCATTCACAGCACCTTGGTCCGGTGCGGCAAATCATTATTGTGCAGGAGATTACGCTTGTTGTGCTGGTCACTCAGCATTCCCTGGAGGAGGCGGAGTAGGTGACGGAAATTCCTCAGGTACACCTTGTACAGGCGCTTGGGGAGCCGGGGGACTGGTTAAAGTGACTTATCAATAGAATTAGGAGAAATTAGAAAATGGCTAAAGTACAAAGAACCGTAACATACAATATGCCTGATGAGTTTGAGCAGGAAGTGCCTACTACTGCGTTGGGTAAGACCTCTACGCAGGAGTATAACGGGCCGGAAACTCTAATTCTCTGGATAGACAAAGAATCAAAGGATATTGAACAAACTTGGGACAAGGATGATTATACAGAACAACCAGTTCCATTAAATTGCGAAGTACACGAATTACACGCAGATTCAGACGAAAACTGTATTAAAATTGGACTACTATTCGGTGGATTTGCTCAACGCAAACTTTATGAAATTCAAGTTGGTCCAGCCGCAGATAAGAACAGAGTTATTCCAGATCCTTCGGATCCTAGATGTATCTTTTCTGAAAATGATATTATCGATGATTATACTCAGCCTCTAAAATTTAGGACTGATTATCGCCGATATGATGATGACTTCATTCGTAAAGAACGTAATGCTAAATTACAAGAATCTGATGGAAGAATTGCAGACGATATGCCTGCAGACCTTAAAGCAGAATGGGAAGCATATCGCCAGAAATTACGTGATATTCCTGCTGATTGGTCTGCCGTACCTAATCATTTAATTATGTTTCCTCAAGCTCCAGATGGAGAATATGACGATAAGTATGTTAAGAATGAAGATCCAGAACACGAAGTAACTTTAATTTCGGCTCGTACGGCTGCGGATAATGATGCAATTGGTCAATTAATCCCGATTGCTGGAATAGATGAAGATGAAAGTTCTCTTAAATAGGACCAAAAGAAAAAATTAATATTTTGAAGGCTTCTTTCGGGAAGCCTTTTTTATTTGTAATATAAGTATAGAAAAAGACTTGACAAGTCTGATTGGTTATGTTATAATTGTCGTTAAAATTTAATCTGAATTGAGGTGATGTGATGAAAAAAGGTCGTTCTAAGGCTTTCTTTATTAATGGTGGCGCTGGAAGAGTAATATGTTCTATACCTGCATTTGAAAAATATGCAAAAGATTCTGGTGATAAAAATTTTGTAATTGTCTGTGAAGGCGGAATGGACTTCTACCGAGGTCATCCTGTCTTACAAAAACACTCATACGAAGTATGGCATAAAGGTCTTTTCGACCAACATCTCCGCGATAAAGATATCGTAACTCCAGAGCCATACAGAATCAACGAATATTTCAATCAAAAATGTTCTCTTGCTCAAGCATTTGATATCGAAATCAATGGTCTTGATAAGCCTAGAGAATTACCTCCCCCTTCCATCACTCTCAATAAGATGGAATCAGTTACTGGATATCAAGCGATTCAGCAAATCAAATCCCAATTAAACAAAGACAAAGCACTTATTGTTCAGCCATTTGGTAGGTCTGTAACCCAAGTAGGAGAATATTTAATTGACGGCACTTCAAGATCCTTTGAAGTACAGAATATAATCAATATTATTGATGGTCTCCGTAAGTTTTATGCAGTAATTGTAATGTCGGATATTGCACTTCCTATTCCAGAAAATAAAGAAGCACCAGTTGCAATGCCCAGAGAACCCAATCTAAGATTGTGGGCTTCTATGATAAATTCCGCAGATCATTTCTTAGGATGTGATTCTGTTGGACAGCATATGGCAAAAGCACTTGGTAAAACCGCTACTGTAGTTATTGGTTCTACTGTACCAATTAATATTTCTTATCCTAATGATGATAATATTGACATTATAGATATTGGAAAAGAAAATGGAAGAGATTATGCTCCTATTAGACTCACTATGGATGATGAGAAAGATAGGGCGAATGATGGTTCAATGATGCTAAATGAAGAACAAGAGCAACGGATTATCGATTCGTGTATAGAATATTTAGGCGAAGGAAAGGGATTTCAAGGAAGATTTATTCCTACCGGACATACTCAAAGTTGTTCAATGCACAATCCTACTGAAGAAGCAATTAAAGAATCTAAATATGATTTCAAAGCGGAAAATCTTTTAGCAGATCCTAACAAAGATAAAAACGCTACTATTGAACCGTTTGGAAAAGTTGAGCCTTACGAAGTGAAAGTAAATGAGTGAGTGGATAGCTGGTATTGCTCTAGGGCATAATGCTGGCGTTTGTTTATTAAAAGATGGTGAAATTATTTTCTCTGTTGAGGAAGAAAGACTATCAAAGTTTAAGCACGACGGTGGTCCTCTTCTCAGTATGATGAAAATCTTAGACTATACAGATAAACTTGATTATCTGGTAGTGGCTCATTTAATAGCTAATCCACAAGACATAAAAGAACACACGGTTTTAGAATATACTAGAGAACCTCTTTATCAAGGATTTGCCAGAAGATTAGGATTAATTGAACAGCCAAAAGATGGGCAAGTTGATATGCAATCACCACAAGTTATCAATATGGTTGATAACCATCATCAATGTCACTCCGCAATTGCTTTTTACAATTCTGGATTTCAGACAGCGGTGAGTGTTATTGTAGATAGCAATGGAAGTTCTAATCTATTAACTGATGACGGAGTAATATATTATGAAACAGAATCTATTTTTGATTGTTCTTATACAAAAGGAATTAAAACATTATATAAAAAAGTTCATTGTACTAAGGGAAAAAGTTATTTATTACTAAAAAATTATAATCCCGATTTGAACGAAACGTTTGATTTAGAAGCAGATGAAGGTCCGGGAATTGGAAAAGTATGGGATGCGGTCACAAATTATTGTGGATTTCACGTAAACGAATGTGGAAAGACAATGGGATTATCTGCATACGGCGCACCAAACCCAAACTTACCAGACTTATTTCAAAATGATACTGCTAATAAAGATTTGATAAAAGCATTTTATCCATACAAAGCCGAACTGAATACAAACAAATATAATATTTTAGATGTTTTGGAATCAGCCGATCAGGATATGGCTTTCAAAGTACAAGAGGAAACTCAAGAACAAGTCTTAAAGTTAATTATCAAAGCATCCGAGATGAGTAACAATAAGAATGTGGTATTAAGTGGAGGCTATGCTCTCAATTGTGTTTCTAATTATTATTACTTGGATAAACTGAAAGAACACGATATTAATTTGTATGTAGAACCAAATTCGTCTGATGCTGGAACTGCAACTGGTGCCGCCTTGTTATATCATTATCGAAAAGGTGATATAAATAAGCGAGAAAGAATTGAGAGTTTATATCTGGGGCCGGAACAAGAGTATACCGGTTACGATGTTTTTCAAATTATTGACAGTTACAATGGACAAGTGAATGATGCTTCATATAAAGAAATTGCCGAACTAATTAAAGAAGGAAATATAGTTGCTATATTTCAGGGTAGGTCTGAAAATGGACCTAGAGCATTAGGAAATAGAAGTATTTTGTTCAATCCAACCATAAAAAATGGCAAAGATATCGTAAACAAAGTAAAGAAACGGGAATGGTTTAGACCATTTGCCGCTTCAGTAATGAAAGAATATGCTCACGATTGGTTTGATATGAAAGGCTTAAAGGAGTCTCCTCATATGATGTATGCGGTTGATGTTAAAGAAGATAAGAAAAATTTAATACCAGCAGTTTTACACGTAGATGATACTTGCAGAATACAGACCGTTAATAAAAATGTAAATGAACATTATTATAATCTCATTGAGGAGTTTTATAAATTAACAGGTATACCGTTATTGTTCAATACTTCATTGAATCTAGCAGGAGATCCTTTAGCGGAAACTCTTGATGATGTGATGAAAATTTTAATCGATTCGGAAATGGAATATTGTTATATGCCCGAACACGCAACTTTAATTAAATTATAAGGATAAAATATGAGTCAGTGGATTGCAGGAATGTCTCGTGGACATAATGCTACAGTATGTTTATTGAAA